TTCATCGAGCTGCTTGCGTGCAGCCTTGGCACCTTCGCTATTGCGCTGTTTCTCAATGATCGAATCAATCTCTGACAAGATCGCCCTCGGTGTAGGTGGCGGCTTGCCCTCGCGTGCATGGCGAGCCTCAATGTCTTTGGCTATTCCCAGCAGCTCCTGGCGGCGCTTGAACTCGGCACCCTTAGGGTCGATGACTGTCACGCTGCCTGGGATCACAGGGATGCCGGCACGCTGCGACAGTCCACGGTCGAGCTCGTTCTGGTCTTGCTTGTCCTCGCGGTTAAGCAGCTTGAGTGCAGCGACCGCTTGCTTGGATGACAGACCGCGCTTGGTCATCGCCCAGATTTCCTCGGGCTTAGTAATGCGACCTTCGTAAATTCCCTGCAGCACGTTGAACTCGACCATCGCGTTGCCTTCACCCTTGGGCGGCTCGCGCAGATCTTTCAATACACCAAGCGGCACAACGTCAGGATTGTTCATCGCAATGGAAGCGATCTGGTCGGTCAGCTTCTTGCGCTGGGCGCTGCCCTCTGGTGCCATCAGCGCTTGGTCATACAGCGGCAAGAACTGTTTGAGAGCTGAGGCTTTGTCATCAGCTTTCTTCTGCTTCTCAATCGTTTCGCGCTGGTTGACTGCGGTCATATAATTCGCAGTGACCTTGGCCACAGCTTCGAAGTCATTGACGATCATTGACTGCAGAACAGGGCTGAGTTTCCCAGCATCACCCATGCGGATCTTATTCAGTGTGGCCATCGGATCGGCCATGTACTTGTCGTTCGCAAACTCTTTGGTCAGCGCGTTGATCTTGGCGTTGCGCAGCGCTGTCTCAAACTTAGTGCTGTATTCCTTTTGCAGTCCAAGATCACCCAGCAACAAAGACTGCGTGGTCATGTTGGTGCGGAACACATCGGCAATCTGATCGATCATCTCCGGCTGCTGGCTTACAGTCGCCTCAAGCAACCGCACGCCGTTGTCGAAGTCCAGATCAAACTTGATTCTTTCCTGATCTTTGACGCGCTTGAGTTCTGACTCGTAGGCAGAGTTCAGCACGGTGTTGCCGTGCGTGGCCATCGTGGCGCGGAACTTGATCGATGCCTCACCATCGACCTTGGCCAGCGATTTCGCATAACCGTCAGTTACCGTGGCGATCTTGGCAGCAACATCTTTCGAGCTGATCTTGCCGCTCTGTACTTCGGTCAGCAGCTTGGCTAATTCGTTGCGACCTTCGATCTCAAAGTGACCAGCAAGCTGCAGCGTGCGTGCTTTCTGTAGTGCTTGGCCATATACGGTGTAGTCGCTAGAGAACTTGCGTGCTTTGCCATATGCGGTGTAGTCGCCAGCGGTCTTGCCAACTCCAGGGATCGCTTGCGGCAACCCTTCCTTGGCCAGTTGCAGCTGTTCTTCGGTGATCGGATTCTCAGCAGCAAATCTAAATGCTTCTTCCTGCGCCATTTCCTTGGCCAGGCCAAAAGTGCTCTGCGACATACGGTCGAGGATCTGGGCCATCGTTTCAGCGGCGCGGGCTTGCGCACGCGGGCCGATGTAATCGACACCCGTTGGCACGATCTGCTGCATTGGCACACCGCCACTTGATCGCAGCTGCACTTGTCCTGGTTCAAGTCTTGTCGCCATGTCGTTGCCCTATGTTTTTCTGTACGCAGTCTGCCCAAATTCGACAGCGCCTTTGGTGAGCGTCGCGGTAGCCAGCAGGCCACCTTGCTGGCGAGCTGCCGTGCCGGCCTGCTGGTACTGAGCACCTTGGCGCTCTGCCGTAAACAGGTTCAGCATGTTCTGGTACTCGGTCGATTGCACCATCGCCACCGCATCCTCGTAACCCATAATGCGAGCGGTGAGTGCGTTCAGGTCTGTGATGCCGACATCGAACATGGTGTTGCGCACGTTCTCGGTCTGCACTGCCTGCACTGAGCCTTCACCCAGCACCACGCCGCTCGCAGCTGCTCGAGCTCGGATCGCGGCATTGGTCGAGCGCATGTTTCTCAGTAGCGTGTTGCCGGCGATCTGATAGTTGCGTGACTCAGCCTCTGCTTTCTTCAGCATCCGACCAGCTTGGATGTACGAATACATCTCGGCAAACTCGGCACGCACCTCGGCCACAGCCAGGTTGTCACGGGCCTGCAGAAGAAAGCCGGTCTGCTGCTGGATGCCGGCAGCCTGCTGTGCCTGCGCGGCACCGTAGGAAGAGATAAAGCCAGCGCCAGCAACTAATACGGAGGGATCAACTGCCATGTCTATGTTCCCGAGTAAACGGCCACGCGATAATCAAGGCCGAGCAGGTTCATCTTAAGCGGCAGGTTCTGCGACACTTCGATCGACTGCTCGCGGCTGTAACCCAGCACCCCGTTGACCCGCTTGATGCCGGTGAAGGTTGGCTCTGGATCATCCAGCAATGGGTTGTCCAATAGCCTGAATGCCACCGGCTGGTTATTGATCAGGATGTTTTGCGTTTCTTCCAGCACCGCGCTAATTTCGACGATGCGCTTCTTGAACGACACCCGGCTGCCTGTCTGCAGCTTGATCTCGACAGGCATTGTCTTGACGTACACCGTGATCGGCAAACCTACTTCGTAGCTGGTGGTCGACGCCCGGTCGAACGTCACCGAGCCGCCACCGCTGACGGTCTCGTCAGACTGCGGCACACCATCGGTGATCACGTCCAACGACTTGCCTACATGCGGCAGGCTTGATGCGCTTGCCGCAGCGCCGCCAGTAAATGCGCAATCTGTATACAAATCATCTTGGAAGCGCTCAACAAAGTATCTTGTTGTGCTATTGAAGACGCGCTTGGTGACGCAGTAGATCTGGGTCACGTCGACACCGACATCAATGAATTCGCCATCGGTGGTGTACTCAGACGGTGCTGTGATCTGCTGGCTACGCATGATGGAGAATGCCGCCATGCTGCCATCGGTAGTGTTGGTCATCAGCAGCAGGTCTGCTTCCTCGGTGCTCGATGCGCGACGCAGAGCAATCCGCTGCGGGCCTTTTAGCAAATGGCCAGCAAGCAGAGAGATACGCTGCGTAATGTAGGTCAGCTGCGTGTCCGAAAAGATGAACTCGTTAAGCGACTTGCCCTGGCGCTGGATGTAGATCGAGCCAGATTCCACAGACTGCACCCGCGTGCCAGGCTTGATACCGTTGCGGCTGACGTTCTTGAAGGTGAAGGTCAGCGGCGTGATCGGGTCAGTACCTTGCTGCGGCACATAGAATTCACCACCTGTGGTGAACACCTGGAAGTCACGCGAGCTGATGATGTCGGTGATGACGTTGAGCTCGTTGGTGTCTAGCGTTGCCTCGACTGCATCATCATCCAGCGATTCACTCGGCACAAAGTCAAAGAACAGATTGATCTTTGAGCCCCAGATGGTCGACGGGCGAGACTTGCTGCCGCCAAAATACAGCCGACCTTCGTGGAAAGTGACAGAGCGCGGCCATCCTTTACCAGAACTCCACACAGCCTCATACCCAGATTCAACTTCCCAGCTGCCTTGAGGAATGTTGCTGGTGTTGAAAAATGGATACTCAGTAATTGCGCGCACCGTAGTGCCACTGTCTACAGCAACAATCTTTGCCCTACCTTGAGGCGAGGCATTGATGTACTGATCAACGTGACTAGATGTGAAGTAACTATTCTGAGAGGTCAGCGTTATATTCCCAGACACCGCGCTTGGCGTTAGATGACCCACAGATGGTGTCGTGACAGTCATCGTGAACGCGTACTTCGGAATGCTGTCGAACGTGATCGTGGTCGCAGTCCATGCTGTGTCGCTGGTGCGCGTAATCCGCACCGGCTGCAGATCAGGGTGAACAACAATCAATGTGTCAGCCGACTGCGTCCAGCACATGTCATCGACAATGCTTGAGCCAATGCTGGTGGTCAGATAGTTGTTGCCCGACGCATTGATGTTGGCCTGCACGACACCGTTCTTGATCACATACATGCGGTTGTGCGTGAAGCACAGCATGTAGCTGTCATCGACCGAAAACTGAAACGGCACCAGGCGCACGCCGTTGCCGGCAGATGCGGTGCTGGTGTTGGGCAGCTCAAGGATGTGCTTGGTGCCTGGCCGGCGACGTAGACCACCCTGCGGTTGGATCAATACGTTGGTGGCTTTGGATAGGGCATTGCCGTACTGCTGCAGGTCGACGCGAGCACGCAACAGCGGGTCGAGCTCGCCGGTCGAGAAGTTCGTTGTGAAGTCAACGAAGCGTGCCATCAGTTCCTCACGGCAATCAACGTGTAATCTTCAATCACGCGCACCGGCTGGTTCTTGCCATCGATCACCATCGCCTGCCGTGCATAGCCGCCGCGACCATTCTCAGCAGGGTCACCCACAGCAATCTGCCGCCAGCGCAGTGTCTTCTCTGCCTGCTCGGTAATTGGTTCTGCGATGTGCCAGGCAATCATGTACTTGAGCAGCTGCACAAAGTATTGAGGCATCGCGTACTCAGGTGTCTGGTACTGGTAGTCGATATAGACCGCGTCGAGGTTCGTCAGCAGCTTGTCGCCCTGGATCTCCCAATCGACGCTGATGTTGCCGCCCACGGCAGCGGTATCACGCACAGAATGCGGGCTGCCCAGGCGATCGCCAGGCAGTTGGTACTCGTACTTCCAGTAGCTAGTCGGTGTGGTGATCAGTTGCGCCAGCGCGATCTTCTTCATTGAGAACGACCACGGGTACATCATCAAGGTCGAGTCTCGGATGTCTGGGTACAGACGGTCGCAAACAGAGCTCTCATCGGTGCCATCGTTAAACGATGAGATTGCCTTCGCGCCCAATAAAATTAGCGCGTCAGAGCAAATTGAAACACCTGTATCGCCTGCTGCCATAACGACCTCTTAATGTAAGAAAGGCCAGCCTCCGATTGCTCAGTGGCTGGCCTCGTTGCACTACTACCGATTAGTCAGTATCGGTTGTCGACAGTGCGGTAGCATCGTTCACGTCGATGATGCCGCTGCTGTTACCGCTGACAATGTGCAGCCCAGCGCTGGTGACAGAAGTTGGTGCAGTAACCGAATCAACGGTCACGCGCATCACAACATCACCAATCGACATCAGGCCGCGCATACCAGTATTGGTAGTCGTTCCATTGTCAAAGTAACCGACAGTGTCCACAGTCGCGGCGCTGTCAGTCGTCCAGTACAACCAGAGGGTAGGGGCATTGCCCTTCTTCGGGTTGCCGCCGACCGGGTACAGGTTATCGCTTGCAAAAGCCATGATTCAGCCCTCCTTATGCCGCAGCCGCAGTATCGCGGGCGGTGATCTTGACGATACCCTCGGAGTCGATCGCAACCGCACCAGCCGAGAACAAAGCATTGACCAGCCAGCTGGTCTTCTCGGGGATGTAGTTGATCTCGGTCTTGGGAGCGATGCCTTCTGCGTAGCCGATGGAGTCGCGGTGGAATGCGTACAAGGTACGATCCGACGAACCATCAATCGGCAAACCACCTTCCGAGCGGTCGCCCAGGACATGGAAAGTGAATCCCATGAACTGGTTGATCTCACCCTGCACCAGCGCTTTGATGGTGTTGAAGTCAGACGACGTTACCGAAGTCTGCTCAAGCATCGATGCTAGCGAGTTAGCGTGGATGATGATGTTGCGGCCTTCAGCAGGCACGTTTTTGGTGTTCAGAATCTTTGCAGCTTCGCGCAGCTTGGCGATGTTCATGTTGGTGTTTGCACCACCAATCGAGTTCGCCACAGTGCCGGTGCTAGATGCTGCGTTCAGTGCGTCAAGGATCAGCTGATCCTGGCGACGACCGATTGCAGCGCCAACCACCTGGGCGAGCTCAGAACGCTCGTCAAAGTTAACTTTGGCTTGCGAGAAGATGTCGCTGTACTCTGCAGCGTTCCAATCAGACAGCGTGCAGGTAACAGTGCTGAACCCAACATTCATTGGGGTCACATCGGTCTGAGTAACGCGGGCAGTAGCCACGCCGCGACCGACTTTCGGGAATTTAACAGTAGAGCCTTCGACACCACGACGCTGACGCACAGCACCTACCAGCATGGCCTTGCCCTGGTAGCTCTGTTTGACCTCAGCATCGAAGAGTGTCACAAAGGCGTTCGAGAGAGAAACGCTCATTTGGATACCTCGTTCGGTTGATTAGTCAGGGGTTTGCGCGTCGGTAAGCCGCTGGTGCGGGCCTTTGCTTGCTGCTTACGGCAGCCGGTCGTCAGCTTCTCGCTGCGGTCAGGGTCGGGGAAACCCGGTGGGCCTTGCCGCGATTGTATTGACATCTGCAAAAAATGCAAGACACCCGCTTGATTTATTGACAAAAAAACCCGGCACAAGGCCGGGCAAAGTCCGCTGGCAACAACGGAGGAGTTACTCTGTGACGTAGGTGCGGAACATCCGCTCGACCTTCTGGCGGTAAGCCGGATCGCTCTTGTACTTAGGATCGGCCACCATCGCGTAGAGCTCTTCTTTGCTGGGTGCGCCATCAATCGGGGCAGACTCGATCGGCACTCGACCTTCGTATGCTTCGCGGATCTTCATCAGCGCATTCAACCCACGGGCAGTGCCGCCCATGATCTTGAATTCATCGAAGTCATCCTTCGACCAGACGCCCTTGGCCACCAGGCCGCGAGCCCAATCGACCATGCCGTTGACCACCGCGTTGGCGTTCGGCCCCAGCTTCTTCATTTCTTCTGCTGGGTCGACTATCTCGCCAGACATGAGCTCCTGCGCCTGGTTGCGCAGTGATGTCGCCAGATCATCAAACTGTGCTTGCGATAGGCCATTCTCTTTTGCCCAGCCGGCCAAGGTGTTGGCCATAGGGTTGCCGGCAGCTTCCTCGCCACCGAATGAGCTTAGATCGTACTTGCCATCAGCCGGGGCATTGTGCGCACCCTTGCTGATCTTGGCACGCAGATCGCGCCAGCTCTTCGCGATGCCCTCAAGATCGGGCTCGTTGCTGTCCTTGTTCCAGAAGTTCTCTGGCCAATAATCAGGGCGCTCGAGCGGGTCTTCTGCTGCTGCCTTGGTCGGATCGGGTGGTCGGTGGTCGATCTCGACTGCTTTGGTTTCTGTCGGGGTGTTTGGGTCTTCGACGCTCACGCTGTCGAGTAGGCCGGTACCACCGGGCTCGACAGTTGCTGTGTCTGTCATAGGTTCCTCGCTTGGTTGATCCGTGCAATTAGGTCGCGCACAACCGTCCTCTGACCTTCGTTGAAGAAGGCGTGCGATGGGTCTATGCCTGGCACGGCGACAGGCACGTCCACATACATCTGCCGAAGCCACTCAAGCAGCTTCTGGCCATCCTCGTTAGCAAAGACCCGCAGGCAAAGCCTGGCTAGATCCTCGCGCTGTTGTTTGACCTCGCGGATGTCATCTGTCTGGCCTAGCGCATCGAGCTCATCCCAGCTCATGCAGGCATTCCTTCAGGCGCTGGCATCGCGCCTTGCTGCGCTTGCATGGCCATTGCCTGCGCCATTGCCATCTGCTGCTGCTGTGCCTGGGCTTCTTCCATCAGTACCGCACGCTCGGCTGCGGTGTTGCGCACGATTGCCGGCACACCCAGCTTGTCGCCGACATAGTCGACCACCATGTCGTTCTTCAGAGCCAGCTGGCCATCGCTGCCGAATCCTTGCATCAGCTGCGCGTACTGGACAATCGCGTTGATTTCTTCCATGTTTTGCGCCATTGCCAGCGGGGCCACCGGCACGACCTTGGCCTCAAGCCCGTTGATCCGCAGCGGCATGTCGATCAGGCCGCGCTCATCCATCACCTCAAGGATCTTGGCGACCAGCGGAATCATGGTCTCGTTGATCAGGCGACCAAATGCCGAGCCCAGGTTCTGCGCGAGCTCCTTCATGCGCTCGACAATCTCGGTAGCCGAGCGAGCGGACATATTGTCCGGTGGCAGCGACTCATCCAGCAGAATGCGCTTGATGTTGGCAACCAGGTCGTTGATCACCAGCTGGCTGACGTTGAAGTCACCAGAGCGGGGCAGGGGTAGCAGCGCCGGGCCTTGCGGGCCACCGTTGCGTGCCACAGGAATGATTGCGCCTGGCACCAACCTCACCGTGTTTGGGTTCAGCACACCATCGTCAGCTGCGGTGTACACACCAGCGACTGCCAGCGAAGCATTCTTGAGCAACAGTTCCTTGGTCTTGTTCAGGGTCTTGATGTCGGGCAGCGCAGTCATCAGCGGGCCACGACCGTAGATCTCGCCGGCCACCTTCATGTAACGCGACACCACCCAGGGCGATGTCTTGCGGCGGCGATAGACCAGCTCTTCTTTGCCTTCCTTCCAGATGACGTGGTAGCAGTAGTCACCACGCTTGGCATCGAAGATCGTTGCCTCGAGCAGCTCGACATCATCGGTCGGCTTCTGCTCGATCAAGCGCTTTAAGGTATCGGGGATCTTGGCGTCCGGCCACTGGCGCTGGATCGACTCGGCCTTCATGCGCATCCGGCGGTAGACATTGTCGACCTGGCCGTTAGCGCCTTCCTCGTAGCTGACCAGGAACAGCGGCACCGGCACAAAGTTGATCGGCGATACATCGTCACCCGGCTGCACCATCATGCAAGCAGTACCGACCGCGAGATCCAGCAGGAACTCACCGATGGCGATGTCGAAGTTGGATTGCTTCAGCACCGCGAACATCTGCTCGCTGTAGACATCCAGCACTGACTGCAGCTGCTGGCGACGATCAGGTGGGATCGATGGGCCAGGCTCAAGCCGGCACCATTTGCGCTGCGGCGGAAAGACGACAGACTGCAGCCGGTTGGCAAAGCGCTGGGTCGAGTTGATGGCGGTCGAGTCGAAGACCCGCTGCATCTTCTTGCTGCCGGTCGCGCCTCCTTCCCAGACCCCATACAGCTGGCGCTGGGGCAGGGCAAACTCGTAGGCATCCTGGTACAGCTGCTGGAATTCGTCCTTCTTGCGTTGGGCAATCTCCTGCCGCTTCATTATTTCCTCGGGCTTTAGTCGCATTGCCCCTAGCGGTTCTTTGTAGGCCATCTCAGTCGTCCTTATTCAGCTTGTACTTTTCCAGCAGGTTGCGCCCCTTGGCGGCTAATCTGGCAGCAGCGCCTCGGGTACGCGGCACGGGCTCACCCCATGCGTTTGCAGCCTTCGCCAGCCTGGTCGGATCACCATCCTCATCAACCAGCGGGCCGCTCGGATTCGCATAGAACCGAGTTAAGAAAGATCCTTTGCGACGCGCACGCTCACCAGATGGGCTCGACTCCTTGACGCCAGGCTGCAAATTCTTGCTTTCGCCCGAGCGCTCAAAGTGACGGCGACCGGCTTCGGTCAGCCCACCTTCTGGATCACGCAACATCAGTCTTCTTCCTCATCCTCGAGCTCGGCCTCTTGCATCATTTCCTTCAGGCCGCGCATTGGCTTCTCTGACTTCTTGGCTGCCATGTATTTCTCGACCTTCTTACGCAGTGCAGGCGGGAGCTTGGACAGCTCGACCATGCCTTCTTCTTGTTCGTCTTCGATACAGATCTCGATCTTCATTGCTTACCTCGCGCTGCGGCCATGTTGTCTATCAAGTTGGGGTAGGGTCTGCCTGCCTTCTGCGCACGCCGCATGGCATTGCGCTTCTGTACCTCAGACAGTTCTTTCGGCTTGCCGAGATCCTTCGGCCTTGGCTTATCCCACACCTCTTTCATTGCTTACCTTTCTTGGCCATGCCGGCCTCTGACATAGCGATCGCCACTGCCTGGTCACGCGACTTGACCTTGTCGCCAGAGCTCGACTTCAGCGTGCCGGCCTTGTACTCGCGCATCACCTTAGAGACCTTCTGCTTCATCTTGTCTTTCTGTTCCATGATCACGCCTCCTGCAACATTGGTCTGCCGATCCTGCGCATCACGACGTTCTGCTTGGCTGCTTTACGCTCGCCGAGCTCGCGTTTGAACGTGGTCTCAAGCTCACCACGCTTGGCAGCAAACGGCGCGACATCAAGGCTTGCGATTGGCGGTGGCGCACCAGGTGGTGCTGGTGGCGTTGGCATCGAGATTGCTGGTGCTGTTGGTGCCTGTTCGGTAAACGTCGGAATAGCGCGTTGACTCGCTTGACTAGCACGCTCGCTTTGCGCTACGGCTGCGCGAACTTGAGCGATTAACCCGCCGCCAGTTTGGGGTTGTACAACCGGCTCTGGCTGCAGGCTTGCTTCAAAATCTCTCAGTGACGTTTGAAAAGCATTGAGCCGCTCGCGGTATGCAGCGGCTTGTTGCTCATAGGTAGATATTGCCTGGTTGTACTGAGCCAGCTGCTGCTGATAAGCAGGGAATGAAACATTGGTGTATTGCTGGACAGCTGCCTCGTATGGAGCCATCGTCGCAGAAGCATTCTTTTGCCATTGCGAGAATGCATCCTGCTGCTGTTGTGTGACATCAAGCAATCCAGTTTGAAATTGCTTGCCTAGCCGCTCAATGTCAGCGGTAGAGCGGCGCGTTGCCTGCCGCTTCTGGTAAATGGTTGGTGCGGTAGCCATTACTGGATCATCAATCCGGTGCCAAGTGATTCGCTTGTGACCCCGAGTTCAGGGTTCAAGCGCTCTTGAGACAGCAACATGCGGCGACCACCTCGAGTGCGTGCGCGTAGTTGCGTGGCTTCGGTCTCTGCAGCTTTGCGTCGTTGCTCATCGATAGCGGCTTGCGTTTCCTTTGCCTTCTGCTCCATCTCAAGTCTGGCCTGCTGGTACTGCGACAGGCCGGTCTCGTATGACTTGACGTTTTGCGAGAGCGCCGCTTGAGCAGTAGCGAGCTGATCCTTGGCGATTCTCGATTGCTCTTCAAGCGACCCAGCCTGGCGGCTGAAGATCGACGACTGCTCTGCGAACCGCGCTCGCATCGCTTCAGCATCTGCTTGCTGTTGCGCCAGCGCTTGTTTCTGCTGTTGCTCTGCTTGAACACGCGATTTACGCGCTTCGTTGGCGGTGTAAGCGGAGCCCGCAACAATCGCCGCTGCAATCCAAAATGGCATATCAACCTCCGATCAAAACTTCATCCAGCTTGTCTGGGTCTGTTTCATCCGTGGCATGGATGCAGAACCAGACCGAATCCTCGAGCGCGACAATCCGGTGGTGCTTGCCGGCAGCAATATTGATGCAGGCCGGCGCAGCAAACTCCTCGGCATTGCCATCGATCTCCACCGTCACCCGACCACTGGCAAGGATGCTTAGATGGTTATATTCGTGCGCATGGGTCACAGCAAAGTGATCCTTCGGCAGCATCATCTGTCTGGCGTACACACCATCAGAGAAGTGATGCGAGATGCCCAAATCAATGTCGACGCTCATATGCAAAAGATTCTATTGGATTTTGCACGGGTTGCAAGACAAAAGCTATATGCCCGATATATGTCATGCAAAAATATCGAAGTCCATCTTGGCCACCGTCATGCCGGGCGCTTTGCCGCCCAGGTTGTGCGACCTGGTCATGCGGTTGTATTCGCCGCCGCCCAGCATCAGGTAGCCGAATGAATCGCCGATGTGCGAGTGCTCGTTCTTGTTGGGTGCATCTCGGAAGCGCTCCTGGCCGGCACCGACTGCCACCCGCTTGAAGTGATAGCCGCCTGCCAGAGCCTTGCGTAGCAGCTTGCAGGAGCGATTGACGATCAGCCCAGGCTTGCCATCGATCAAGCGCTGCATGGGCGCTGCAGCTGACTCTCGACGTACCTTGAAGTCGTTAGACGCGGTCGGCTGCGCCTTTAAGCCCAGCGTGCGCAGGAAGTCGAACGCGGTCACCTCATAGATGGCATCGCGTGCCATACCAGCAGGATCGCCCCAGATCATCACCTGGTGCTGCGGGTAGCGGGTATTGAGCTCAGCCAGCAGCTGCATACCAAAACGCTCGAGACCCATGTCGAAGGTGACGATCTCATGGTGGATGACCCAGCGACCGTTAGGTAGGCGCTGGCCGATGGTGGCAGCAGGTGTCAGACCGAAGTCAAGGCCGACCTGAATCGGCGCGTCCATCGACAGATCGGTCTCGCCGGACATGGTCGAATCATCGTACTCAGGCCAGAC